AAAACCAGTAGAATGGATTGAAAACTATTTTGTTCAAGCAGCAGCATATGCTTGTATGCTATACGAAATGACAGAAATTCCTGTCAAAAAACTTGTAATTATTATGGCCTGTGAAAATGGAGAGTGTGAAGTCTATGAAGAATATGACAAAGGGAAGTATATTAAACTTCTCGTCGAATACATTAGAGAATTTGTTGATAGCAAAACCAATTAATATGGACAAAAATATTAAAGACGCAATTAAAGATAAATTTTTATGTCCACAAAAATTTGCTCAAGACATTGAAAGCATTGTAAAAATTTCAAAGATTAGTTACATTGATGCAATAGTCACATATTGCGAAGAAAATAAAATTGAGCTTGAATCAGTTCCTAAATTGATGTCAAAACCACTTAAAGAAAAACTTAAGTGCGAAGCAACCAAACTTAATTATCTTAAAAAAACTAGTAGAGCAACTTTGAAATTTTAATTGTGACCCCTTTTGATGTTTATAAAACATACTTGGCAATGAAGAATCACTTCACAAAGTCAAGTTATGATTATTTTAAATACTGTGGAAAATCTAGAGCATCTATAAATTCCTTTCACAAAAGAAAGGACAGATACTTCTTTGAAAAAATGTCTAGACAAAAGTCTGACGATGAAATCAAAGCATATTTTGTCGCTAACTTTGTTGAATGTAATGATCCCGAAAGACTTTGGATTGGAGAAATCATTGCCAATGGAGAAGAACATTATGTTAATTGGTTAAAAAGGATTCAAAGCCTCACTTATGTCTTTAAGACAGAAAGTGAGGTTTTTATTTCTAAAGATAATCTTGATACTATTTTTGAATGTAAAATAAATCAGCATCCAGAAATACTAAAGAAGCATTTGCAAAATGCTGTAACTTTAGAAACAATGGTCATACTTGATATGATTCTTGGATATGTAAAAAGGTTTGATAAAAACATTACGGACCCTATATGGGAAACCGTAAGTCTAAGAATCAAGAAATATAAACCGTTCCTAAATATTGATGAGTCTAAATGTAAGCAAATTTTAAGGGAGATAGTATTATGAGTAGATTTTTTGATTCAGAAGTAGTCAGAGAATCTGTTATGGAACTTGATAATCTACAAGAAAAAATATTTGAACAGTTGATGACTATCCCTTTTGTTGGCAGTCCTAAAAAGAAAGAACATCTTGATTTAATGCGAGAGTTCCTTGAAAAACAAAAGAATTTTATCTTTAGATTGTCACTTTCTGATGATCCAGAAGCAGTAGAATTAAAGGAAAGAATCTTAGATTCTGCTAAAATGTTCGGTCTTCCACCAGGTTCTAGTGTGAATGACTTTTTTGATATTCTTGAGTCTCAAATAGACGCACTTGAGAAAGGACTTGACGACTAGGGTGCCCCTCTGCTAGACTTAATACGTCAATACGACACAAACATCTAATAATAATCAATACGGAGAATACAAATGTCTTTTGCTGATCTTAAAAAGCAATCCCGAATGGGTAGCCTCACTGAAAAACTGGTGAAGCAAGTAGAAAAAATGAACGACAAGGGCGGTGGTAAAGATGATGACCGTTTCTGGAAACCCGTCATGGACAAGAGTGGAGTTGGATCTGCAGTGGTTCGTTTCCTACCAGCACCTGAAGGCAGTGAACTCCCCTGGGCACAAGTTTGGTCTCACGCATTCCAAGGTCCTGGTGGATGGCTCATCGATAACTGCCTGACTACTGTTGGTCAGCAATGCCCTGTCTGTGAGAAGAATCGTGTACTCTGGAACTCTGGTTCTGATGCAGATAAAGAAGAAGCACGTAAGCAAAAACGCAAGTTGTCTTACTACGCAAACATTTATGTTGTACGTGACCCTGCCAATCCTGAAAACCAAGGTAAGGTTTTCCTTTATAAGTTTGGTAAGAAAATCTTTGATAAGATTATGGCAGCAATGCAACCTGAGTTCGATGATGAGCAACCTATCAATCCGTTTGACTTCTGGGAAGGTGCCAACTTCAAACTAAAACTGAAGAAGGTTGCAGGTTATTGGAACTATGATGCTTCTGAGTTTGCTGCTCCTAGTGCTCTCCTTGATGGTGATGACGATGCACTTGAGAACCTTTATAAAGGACTGCATGACTTGAATGCATTTGTTGATCCTAAAGAGTTTAAATCTTATAATGATCTCAAGAAGCGTCTTGACTACACTCTTGGTCTAAAAGCAACTTCCAAGATTCAAGATCAAGAGACTGTTGAAGAGGACGCACAATGGGAACGTGAACGCAAGGGTGACTTCTCTGAGTCCACCTCTTACAATGCACCTACTACGTCTTCAGAACCGTTCTTGAATGCAGAGTCGTCTTCTAACAATGATGATGAAGAAGATGATGCACTGTCTTACTTCCAGAAACTTGCTGAAGGTTAATTCTGAAAATTGATTTTTGTTTACAAAAATCGTCCAAAAAAATGCCCCCCAAATTTTTTGTTTGGGGGGTTTTTTAATTTCCAGTTCTTTCGTTATATGCTCTCTTTGTTTTCTTATTAACTTTTTGAGAAGAAGTTTTATAATGCATCATATCTTTCATATCCCTTACGAATAATCCAGCAAATTCTTTTCTAATTACGTTTATAAATCTTTTTTTATTATTTTCTCGTATCTCATATTCTTGATTTGTTACTGCTTCTATACGACTTTTAATCGTTTCAATTTTCCCATTAGGATTTAAATATTCTACTATTTGACCATCTTCCTCAATGAAGACTTTCATGCCTGGTTTAGGAAAGTTCATTTACTCTGTTTCGTTTGTAAAGTTAAAAGTTGGTTGTAAGACACCATCAACTATCGTTCCAGTGAATTCAAATAATCTTGCTGGTATTCTCACTTTATTATCTATAATAACGTCATCAATAGGAATAGTAAAATTAGAATCATCTCTTAAGTAGATGGTTAAATTACCACCCCATCCATTTGGCCAATTTGCCAAGTTATTTAGTATACTTATTTCAATAAACTCATCTTTATCAATATGAGTTGGAATTTCAATATATGATGTATTTGTATCAATATTTGTTATATTGTAATCTCTTGGACCACCCGATCTATTATATACTACAATTTTTTGATTTAGATTTACACTAACTACTGTATTTGCTTTTGGACTTGGAAATGAATTGGTAAAATATGATTTTGAATTAGTATTAGTCACTACAGTTTCACTTTTAGATGTGTCTACTTGAAGACCACCAGGTATAACTACTCTTCCATACAAATCTTTAAATTCTACTGTTTCATAATGATGAACTTCTGCTAGTTTTTCTGGACCTCCATACTTATCAAGCATATAATTATTCAATGAATTATTATCTAATGGCCACTCATCATTTAAATTAATTATATTATTGGATATTTTTATAATCCAATCCAAACTGGCATCATTATAAAATCTTTTTGCTAGTGTATCTGGTCTATCACCATCTTGTATTTCATATTTTTGAAAGTTTGATATATTATTGAATATATCCTCCCTTACTTTGGGTCTTTTAAATAAATTTTTGACAGTAGAAAAATCCTTTAGAGAACCATTACCTTTTGGATTTTGCTGATATTGTACATCTGGTAAATTAGAGAAGTAAGACATTTTAGTAACCTATACTTGATGGATCATCATAATCACTTTCATATAATGGTACAATTTCAGAAAATGACATTCCAATATTATAAGATACTGGCTGGCCTTCATCATATGCAGAAAATTGTCCATCTGGTGAATAATTAACAGCAAAATTTGTCAATGCACAAAGTTGAAACTTATTCATACCACTAATTGGATTTGCGTCTCCTGTTTGATAAGTTAATCTAAAGATATTTGGACTTTTTAAGAATGTTCCGGCATTTGTACTACCTTGTCCATTTGATTTTTTTGCTGCCATTCCCTTTTTGAAGAATAGTATTATTTTCCTGACCATTGCTGCTTCATCACTACTTCTTGGACTCATTCTATAAGAAAAGGTAAATTCTCTTAATGTCACATTATTGAATAAAAGCTCGAGATTTGAGTTTGGAACAACTCCACTTCTTGCTAGTATTTGCTCTGCAGGAACATCGAAAGATGCTTGCTTTAATAATGCAGATGTTATTGAAGCTTGTACTTGCTGTAAAAGTGGACCTTGGATTGCATCCATTCCACCAGCATCAGCAACAACACGTCCAATTGCTACTGCTTGTGCTGGATTAAACTTAGCAACCATATCCAGTCCTGCTGATAGCAGACCAGTTACTGTTGATGTATTAACTAATCCTGATTTTACGTCGTTGGACATCATTGCAGTTATACTAGCAGTCAAATTATTCATTTGATCTGCACCCCATGCAGTTGCATTACTATCTGCCGCATTATTTGGAATTGGCAAATAAAGTCTTCCTTTATTTTGTGTCGTTCTTCCCCCAAGTACGGATAAACCACCCTTTAATACACTTCCTGGGTCTCCGAAAATAGTACTAGATGGAGATAATTCAAGTTGCTCTATTTTTAGGAAATCTTGCTGTAGTTCTAGAATATCAAAAGGATATCGTAAAGTATCTGTGAAAAAATTTTTATTAGAAGATGCTAGTTTTTCTTCTGCTTTTGCAGTAGTTGCTGGTATTTGAGTTGGGTCTGTACTAGTTCCTGGTGGTGTTGCTAATATATTTCCACCTGGTAATGCTGTTGCTATCCCAGGATTTGTACCAGGAAATTGATTTAAAACTCCTGGTACAGCAGTATGTTGAGATACTTGTGCAGTTGGATGCAGATTATTACCACCA